CCCGAACGCCAAATCATAATGCCAACCCAGCCAACAGTTGGATGGTTACGAGCAGCATCATATCTTTTAACAAAATTTTTAGGATTAAGAGAATTTCTAACCAATTCACAATTAGAATTTGATTTAGAATAATAATCATAAAGAAACTTAGTGCTTGTAATCAAACCAGTGACATTACGATAAGTGCCAAGCATGTGATTACGATTCCACAAAGCGTCCTTATCAGGGTGAGTAGTCTGAAAAGCAATATTTGTTGTAGGAAGGCCGTGAAACCAATCATCAATGTCAATGATTACAGTTTGACCAAGTTTTTTAGCCTTTTCAATATACTCGTTGGCTTCATGCCACATCCATAATTTAAAAATAACAACATCTAAACCTCCAACGGCCTGCGGATCATTTTTAATTAACCCTCTGTTATGGCTCATCATCCTTGATTGAGTTGGAACAACTGTAAAACCTTCCTTGTCATCCCAGCCAAATTCTCCAATGAAAACTTCCCAACCTTTTTCTACCATCTTTTCTGCAGGGCCAAAAAATCTAATCCATGTACAACCGCCGGGACTACTAGTAGCATAATCTCCCCAGTCAGCACTAAGCATTCCAACGCGCATTAGGAAAGACCTCCCGTTGCCACCTTAGCAGGCCAATGAACAGCAAGATTCTTTTCCAGAAGAATGTCATTAAGACATTGATCAGCAACAAAAACATCAGCAATCCAACGACCATACTTATCATAAATATTCTTTTGTGTCTTAATAGTTACCTGCTTCTGTGCCAGATAATCAATAACAAATTGCTTAGAAACCTGTCCTTCGGGAGTCGAAAGTTCTGGACAATTAATTCTTGCTAGACGAACTCGCTCTACCTTATAAACATAAAAACCTAAATCAATCATGACATCAATCGTGTCACCATCAATAATCTTTTCTACTGTTGCTTTATACTCGTACATGATTCTCCTATTTCAATAGAAGGTGGGGGATTTCTCCCCCACCTTTTTTAGAAGCAGTTATATCGGGCACCTGCTGGTCCCCAATTGCTTCTTCCCTTTCCATTATTCCATACAATCCAAAAAGCGTGATCTTGATCAACGCGGCTCCAATGATTAATTGGAGTGTAAGCCAAATGCGGCTTACCTAATTTTTTAGCCAAAATGGGCCTCCAAAATTTGATAAATTGATAAGCACCAGCACTGGACGAAATGTGACTGACAACATTATATTGACCTTCACTTTCCCTCTTTACAATGCATCTGCGAACCAATTCCCATTTAGGGTAATAATATTTACCCGTCCATGCAGAAGGCTTGATACCCTTAATGGGTCCAAGCGGTCTGATCATTTTGATTGTTGGTGTTTGTTTTACAGTTTTAACGGAACTGCCAGCCGATACTACTACATTACTTGCATTACTACTCTGGGCCATTGGTACCTGTACGACAAGTGTCGTAAGAAGGGCAATGGCGGGAGTAATAACTCGCATAAGTGGAGTCATTCATCCAGAATACTCCAATTATTATTATAAGTCAACCCTTTTAGGCTAATGTAGGTCTTAAAGTGGAGGTTAACTGCCAATTCCAGAACTGATGCTGATCAATACGCTCTGCAATAAAATTAGCAACACCCTGCTCATTCTGAGTATTAGCAAGAACAAAAACTTTCTTCAACTGGTTTATAAGAACTGCATTAACAGTAATCAATTCACCAAGCATCTGAACGGGAGAAAGATTAGGATCTTCATTAACCTCAAACGTCGCATTATTAGACCATGTACTAAGGCCAAATGGAGCATCCCCACCAAGTTTTCTAATATTCTCAGAAATAGGATCAAGCGATCCATAAACATCTTCATAGATTTCTAGAAAAAATGCGTGTAACTCCTTAAACAACATACCCTTAACATTCCAATGATACCCATGTGACTGAGCATACATTGCAACAACATTTGCTTGCAACAATTTTAATTCATTAATCAATTCATCCATTATGCAACAACCTTAAACTTGTATTTTGTGCCTAGAACGGTAAGAGAAGCAACGCCGGGAATCCCGTTCGCCTGAGCGCCTGAATACCCTAAAGCCTTCTGCCAGTGAGCATATGCAGCGCGAGTTGCAGGGCCAAAGACACCATCAATGGCACCACCATAATGCTTTTCTTTAGCAAGAGCCTTCTGAACAGTCACAACACTACCATTTGATTTGCCCAAAACAAAATCTTTTACAGATACTGATTTAACTGCAACAGGAACAGGTGCAGGTGGTGTCGCTGGCTTCTTAACAGCAACAGCAGGAACAGGTTTGACAACAGGATTAACAACCTTACCCACAACACTAAATGTTCCATCTGACTTAATATGAAGTTTCTTCTGCACATTAACAAAATCTGATACAGTAGCATTGCGACCTTGGCTGTATGGGGACCATGATTGCACAGCCTCTAGATGCATTTCATCACAAAACTTGCCAACTTGCCAATCCCCGCCCCAGCCAAAAACTCGCTTACCGCTAGTTGTTGTGTACTTATTTAGTAAGGCGTGCATTGTGTTAATCTGAGTCTGTGTCATATGGCGACCATGATCTGCCTTGAGAACATCGTAACGCATATCTGTCGCAACAGCACCGGCGTGCTGAGAAAGACCTGTTCTTGTGCGTGCCTCTCGATATTCCCATCCATCTAATGGACCTTTATTAAGATCAATTACATGCTTATGAACTTCTGAAAGAAAAGCAGCAAACACTGGGGCTACCTCTTTACGCAATCTAACCTTCTTCTTGGTGCCGGGAATGGTAATCCAAACAAGAACGCTCTGTTCTTTTGCTGTTTTAATACCGGGCCATCCACCCAATGTTGTTCCTGTCATCATAAACTCCTAGTTTGAATTAGTTCCAGCACTGCGATTTCCGTAACCAGTGCTTTCCTTGCCGTCTTTTTGTGGCGGCGTATTATATGTAGAATTAAATCTGGCATCTTGATCTTGTGATCCTGCCGCTAAACCCATTGTACCATTCTTTGATGGAAAAAACACACCATCCCAGATAGAAATAGGTTCATAAACTTTATTAACTTCTTGGGGAGATTTCGCTGTACGAACCTCATCACCCAAAATATCAGTCATAGGAGTAGTTAGCCCATCCATATGTTCATGCGCTTCTTCTTCAGTTTTATGACAACCTACAACTTGTCCAGTACCATTTTTAAGAACAGCCCAGCCACCCTGACAATCACTCACATTATATTCTACATAAAAAGGTTCTGTAGAACTCCCACCAGTAAAATTCATTTTTTCCATACCAGCAACTTTCTGCCTTGACCAAGAATACCCAGCATCCCCACCCCACAAATCCCAAGCAACTCTGCCGGGACTTGGAAAACCTTCTTCACCAGAAGAAAAACCAGTTGCTTTCTTATCTACCTCATGGCGGGAGAAAAAAGAATACATTCTCTTAACAGTAGAATCACTAAGATTTTCACGACTAACAATTTGATGAGCGCGACCAAGACCAATCTCAGTACCGCCAGCCTTACCCTGCTTTTTCCATTCTAAAGCACGCTTAGCAGCAGACACCATAGAATCAGTAGGTATATTTTTATTATCCATTTTATTCCCAACAATATTTTATTTAATTATATCATCAGCCAGTAATAAGATGTTGACTGACACTTTTCTTTTCAACAATACCAATGCTACAAGCCCAGCACCAAAAAATATTATGATCGCATTCTGGAGACTTACGTTTTAGATATCTAGGGTTTTCAATTGGTCCCGGCAAAGCCCCACAAAATTCACAGTTCTGTCCTTCTTCAAGGTTTCTTCCACCTTGGCAGTCATAACAAAACTCCCCAAGAATTCTTTTCTTTTCAGTTTGCCTTTTAGAATAAGGAGCCTTTTTTGTTTTTTCCGGTAATGTTCCATCAGGATTTGGAATGATATCAGCCTTAGCCACATTACATTTTTTATGAGAAAGTTTAAGATTATCTAATTCATCGCTTCCACCAGCAGCGCGGGGAATCCAATGTTCAATTGTAATGTCCAAATTATTAATAAACGGTTTTCTACACACTGAACATAGATCGCCGTCACGTTCTCTTATTAATTTAACTCGTTCTGCTCTTCTAGGGACCATCACACTACAATTCTATCATATTGGAGAGTTGCGAGAGGTGCGAAATTCCACAGCACACCAGCATAAGGGGACTCCCCTGTTTGCTCCCGTGGATCATTTCGGATACTGTAACTATACCCATCCCAAGGAATCATCTCTCGCAACTCCGTACGCCGGGTGAGATTTGAACTCACGATACACAGTGTATAAGACTGCTGCCAAAACCGGGCTAGGCTACCGGCGCGTACTATAATATTGTAAAATTATCCACGAATTCTTGTCCATCATCTTCACGAAAAGAATCCATAAATTCTTGCAAAATGTTTGGCATTTCTCTTTTTTCAGGGAATTGAATAACTCCACGATCTAACTTTTCTTGCTCCCACCTTTGTAAATCTAAATCTTCGTAATCGTAAGTTTTTATAAGAACTTCCTGATTAAGATCCGCAGGCGTTCTACTAACAGCATTATAAATAGCGCCACATGTAGCATCTGAAAGATCCTTACTACCTTTTCTAGGGTGATCGATTTTATCTTTTACAATTCTAAGAGAAAGCAATTCATCTATAAGTAATTTAATATTAGGACCATCAATCCTTTCCTCCATAATTGCCAAAGCCATATCTTCATAATGTTTTTTAGCAACAGAAAGAACTTCTGCATTCATCCCATAAGCCTTTAACTGCTGCATCATATCAAAAGAGTTCCAGCGGTCAAAAGTTACCATTCCGATATTAAACCCTCTATGCTTAAGAGAAATAATATAATCTTTAACTTCAGTAAAATCAACAGTCTGAGTGCTTGTTGGCGTCCACCACCTTACAGCATCAACAACAATACTAGGCGCGGCCTCTTTTGTTTGATTACCAATTTTAATGTTTACCCAATTCTCAACATGCGCCATTGATACTGCACAATGATCATGTTTTTGAGCAAGGTCAACGTGAACAAAATATAGTTTATTTTCTTGTGGCTGAAACCATTCTGCAAACCTGCCATCTTCATCAACTGCAATATTATAATTCCTAAATGCTTTTTCAATTTTTTCGCGTGACCTAAAAAATGCATCTACTGCTTCTGGAGGCATACATGCAAATCTTGAAAGTGCATCTACCGGATCAGTATAAAAATCTACTGCAAAATCGTCAATAGTTCTTGTTGGATTAACATCCCATGTAGGTCTTTTTAAAGCAAAAACTTTAGGAACAGCATATGA